AGAGGTTGGTTGAGGAGCTGGTGCCGAAGACGAAGAGGGGGAAGGCTGAAGAGATAAGAGAAGAGGAGACGGAGAGTAGAGAACAGCATAGTTTTAAGGGGATTGATGGGTGATGATTGAGAAAGTGAAGGGAGCCGGGGGGGTCGTGTTTGAGTTTGAGTGTGAGGTGTGTGGGGGAAGGTGGGAGAGGGTTTTTATGGGGTGGTGGGAGGTCGGGGAGTATGTGAGGTTGCATGAGGTATGTCCGGTTGGGTGGCATGTGGTGGAAGGGGGGTTGGGCAGGGTTGTGTGGGTGCGGAAGGTGGGGAAGGTGAGGAAGGTTAGGGGGCAAAGGGAAAATGAGTGACATCGACAAATTTGTTAATTAGATCCAATTACATGCAAATTACATGCGAATTACATCGGAATTAGAAGTGGTAAGTGGTGATAAATTTTTGTGTAAGTGTAGATGGTGTAAGGAATTAGAATAAATAACCACTTGTTTTTGGGGGGCTTTTATGTGAACAAGGCTTCCCTTTTTTCCCCTCTGGATTTTGAGACCCCTCTTAGTAGTTTGTCTTTTTATGTGGTACTTTTTGTAAATTTTTGTGCATAACTTATTATAATACCTATACTTATAGTATATATATAATATATATAATTAATATATAATTAATATGTAATTGATATGTAATTTTACAATCAGTAAGCGGTGATTTATCAGCAGTATTAGACGGTTTTGATGTATTGATAGGAGTAGAGATAGTAAATTGCAACAAGTTGCAACGGTTGACCTTTTCTATAAAGTGGAGATAGTAGAAAAAAAGTATTTTGAACTCGAACGGATTACCTTAATATATTATATGGGTTGGAGAATTGGGAGATTTTTGGTAGGTCATAATGACACAAAATGGGCTTTTTACTGAAATAATGACACAATGTTGATGTCGGAAGTGGTTTTTAAGCTGTATTGGGAGCGTTTTTAGGGCTTTGTGTGCACGGATTCACGCAAAATGAGCGCCAATATGAGGGATTACTCATCGGTCTCAATCTCAAAATGGGATCGGTGAAAACGGCCGCCAATATTAATGGTACGTATGGTATGAGCACAAAAAAATGGGTACCCACTATGGATACCCATCGTAATGGCAATTAGCATTACTCTTCGTAAAGCTTGTAAGTCTCTTGGCCTTTCTCTAAGATGCCGAAAAATACTAAGAGCCGTTCCCATTTCTCTAGCCATTTTAGTTTTCTTGCAGTCATAAATCCTCCTCTTAATCAGTGCGCTCGAATCGGCCTAGCGGAAAAAAGCCATTGACAGCTTGTGCTGTATATACAAATTCGATAAAGTAGTCGTAGTCGCCTTCAATTTCGATTGCGCGAAGACCGGGTTTATAACCTGCTATTCGTGCGAATAGCTTGTACAATTCCCGATCGGTGCAATCGTCAACGTCAAAAAGTATGTCATCTTCCACGACACAAAGGTCATTTACAGACCATCCGCCTTCAATATCTTTCCATCGGTCATAGTAGTCAATACATCGGTATCTATGCATGGTAGTTTCTCCTGTAATTCCACGATTGCAAGTAGTCGATAATCTTTTTCCGACTATACTCAACAGTCAAGCCATAGCCTACATAGTAGTAGGCAAGGTAGAAGCCATATGAAGTGGACGGATTAGTAAAGGTAAAATCGTCGGCACACTCTTCTGGTACTTCGGCTCCGTCAACTTCGATCTCACTTATGTCAATCCATATGCTGTAGTCCACTTGCTTCGGTACGGTACTATTGAAATACGCATCGATCATTGCGTAGTCAAGCGTATTCCGTATAATCTCGGTGTCGTATCGATCGACACCAAAGTCGGCAAAAAGGCCGATGAGCTTGTCGTCGGCTGCTTCTAACGGATTATCGCAATAGCCATGTAGATAGTCCAGCAAAGACTCTTTCTCGGATTCAAGTACTCTTTCCACAAATTCATTCATAAGGCATACCTCTCCTTTAGCTTGATCGCATCCGTTCTATACTCGGATGCGGCCAAGTATAAACCTTTTTCTCGTGCAAGCTTTTCTAACTTGCACAAGAACCGATACTGCCGTATTGCTACGGCACGCCGAACAGCACGTTCATGATAGTTTTCCATATGATACCTCCATTGGAAAAGATTGTATCTATAATGTACCACTTAATGACTTATTGCGCAATGGCCGTGCCCCTATTTCGGAAAGCCTTCGCGCGTGTGGGGGTATCCCCCTCCCCCTATCTCAGACCCGTTTCCCACAAGTCGCTATCCGTTTCATCCCCGCCCTTTCCCCATTCCCCCTAGCCCATCCCCTGCTCCCTACCCTACCCTACCCCACATATAGCGCCCCCCACCTTTACAACACCCAACCTACAGTGCTATACTTCACCACATGGATGACAACCTGCCCGACAAACCAAACGACGACCTCTCAGCCCCCCGCGCACGCCTCCTTGACCTCACCGACAGCGCCATCGACACCCTCGAAGAGGCCCTCGAAACCGGCGAAGAAAAACTAAAAGTCTCAGTTGCCCAAGACATCCTCGATCGAAACGGCCTCTCAAAGCAACAGGCCCTCGCAATCTCCGGCTCCTCTACCGACATACCGGCAGAGGCCCTTGTCCAACTGGTAAAAGGCCTCTCACACGTCTTTGGAGCCGACGAGGCCGCCTCTGCCGAGCCCCGCGACATCACTTTTACTAAGGAAAAAGAGCCCGACCGGCCCACTTTTCCCAAACAAGCCGAAGAGAGGACGCCAGAGCCCCCTGATGAGCGCCAAAACGAGGAGAAAACAGGCGAAAATGCGTCGAAAAAGGGCAAAACTGCCGGTCTTCCCGACGAACTCTTGCACAGATATGGGAGTAAAGCATGAAAAAACGGACACATTTGAGCGAAATGGGCGAAGAAGACAGGTTTAGCTCCTATGAGCCTCAAATTGACCTTACAGAAGAGGCTGAAGAGGCCCAAAGCGAGCCTACGCTCATCCATATAACCGAGTTGCCGCCCCCCTCAGAGCAAGTAACTGATAAGGACAGCGATGGGTAAGTTTGCGATCCGGCCACATCCAGATGCGCCCCTGTTCAGCGACCCCGAGGAGGCCCAAACTATCGTCGGCCAGCTCATAAGCGAGATAACAGGCCACACCAGCGGTGCAGAGGAGGTCAGGGCCTACCTTGCACAGGCCGGTCTGGTCAACCTGTGGTTCTTTCTCAAGTATATTGCAGGGTACAATGGGCCCTACGACGAGCTGAATGAGGGTATACACCTACAGATGGCAAACTGGCGGCAGAGCGATGCGTGTATGGGCGAGGGCGCTCGGGCCGCTGGTTTTGTCCCCCGTGCCTACCTCAAAAGCACGATATGGACCCATGGAGGCAACCTGTGGGAGACAGTACGGTGGCCGAACATACGAATCAGGCTTGAGAGCGGTGTTGCGGCAAAGGCGCACGAGTTCCTTGGCAACATAAAGAATGCCTACGAGACGAACGAGCTGCTGCATTGGCTTTATCCCTTCACGCAGTTGCCCAAAGGCTATGAGCGAACAGGAAAGTGGGCCGGTGACCGCATTGTTGTTCCCGCCAGAGACCGCCACTACACCGAGGCAACCATCACTATCGGAAGTATGACCGGTGCCTCCGAGGGCGGTCACTTCAACCTGTACAATTGCGATGACCCGGTAGGCCTTGACGATCTTGACTCGATGAGAAACAGCTCAATCGATATGGTACGAAAGAAGAACAGATTTATTACGAACAAATCGTCGTTGCTCGTAAAGCCGAAGAAGGACCGAGTGCTGCTCATCGGTACGAGGTATGCAGTAGACGACATATATGATATAGCGATACATGATGCCTACGAGTTTATTGGTTATAAGGTGCCGGAGTTTCATGAGAAGCCGGATGGAGAGTGGAGCGTATACAACAGGTTGGCAGAGGAGGACGGAGTCTTTATTAATCCGTCAGTCGTCGATAAGCCCACTCTCGATAAGGCGATGCAGGAGGATATGTGGTATGCGATGACCCAGCTCATGAACTATCCGCAGAAAACCGGCCTTGCAGAGCTGCATGATATGCCTCCCCGCTTTGCCGACATCAGTTGGAGCGAGCGCTACCATGATTGGCTCATCCACTATGAGGCAGACCCATCCTATGACAGCGAAGGCTCGACGGTGCGGCTCGGAGAGTGTGATGTGGTAATGACGATAGACCCGGCAGGAACCGACACCGGCATAAGCGCGAAGACGAGCAGGACTTCGATAGGCGTGTGGGCTCGGGATGCAGAGGACAGGGTCACGCGCATATTTAGTAAGGTGGGGCACTTTGGAACGAAGCGGATGTTTGAGTATATATTTGAGGGCCATAAGCTGTATCCCGGCTATATACGAGCAACGTACGTAGAGAGCAATGCAATGCAGAAGATTATACTGCCGCTGCTGCGAGAGGAAGAGTACGCACAGCATATGAACATCAATCCGCAGCCCCTCCCGGCAAGCGGCGACAAGAAGGCGCGGATCAGAAATGCGGTCGGCTACGCGCTCAGCAGAGGCAAGCTGTATTTAGTCAGAAGGTATAGTGCGGAGTTTCTTGAAGAGCATCAGGTATTTCCGATGAATGAGTATAAGATGGATGTGCTTGATGAGAGCGAGAAAGGGATAACGGCAACGAGAACGCCTCCAACCCTTGAGCAGGTGGTGTGGGAAGAGGAACGAGAGGCTGAGGTCATGCTTGTGGGCATGAATAACGTATTCGGTTATTGAGGAGGATGAGATGAGTGACAGAGAGATAGAGATTGTTGAGGTGGCCGAAGGAGAGACCCCGCCTGAGGGATTCTCTGCGGACATCATCGGCGATGAGGATGAGCTGAAAGAGGTCGCCGAAGACCTTCGCGAGAAGTACAATAAGAGACGGGCTGCCAGAGCGGAGAAGGAGGCGACATGGGCGAAGTGGAGACGACAGTTTGAGGCCCGGCCTCAACACAGAGAAAAGAACTACCCGTACCCGAACTCAAGTAACGTAAGCCCTCCCCTCTCCCTCATTGTGGGGCAGGCGCTGTGGGCGCATCTGAAGAACATGTACGATGCGGTCGACCCGCCGTGGTATGTGGAGCCTCTTCGCGAGGAGGACAGTGAGCTTATTCGTCAGGCAGAAGTGCTCACAAAATACTATAATACGATAAGCAAGAGTAGACTCGATCTGAACTTTCGAAAGTTTAAGAGGGACTTCTTGCAGGAGGTGGCGGTGATGGGCACCTGTTACGTGAAGGTGCCGTGGACCGCCCAGCCGTGGTACTTTCGGGGAGAGGATGATACGGTCGTTAATGCGATGCTGCATGACGGGCCGGAGCTGATTGTCATTCCTGTTGAGGACCTTGTGTACCCGGAGAATTGGCCTGATATGCAGACTATGCCGTGGATTGCCCATGATGTGGCAAAGGCCGAGTACGAGCTGAAGGACCTTGCTACGAGGGGTATATATGATGCTGACGCTGTTGAGCAGGTGCTTACCTATAAGAGTCGCTATAGGGGCGAGGAGAAGAGGGCGAAGGAGGAGCTGCTTCAGACTGACTTCAGCGGCGAGGACGAGTACGTAATTACCGAGATATATTTTTATCATGACAGCGATGGGGACGGTCTGCATGAGGACATAGTCTTCACGATGCATATGCCAAGCGGCACAGTGCTCCGGCAGGACTACAATCGATTCGGCTATCGAATGATAAGTGCGGGAGCCTTCATCAACAGGACCTTCTCTATGGAGGGAAGAGGAAGCGGACAGACGACCGAGTATCAGCAGGATGAGGTCGAAGGCATTCATAATGTAAGAAACGACAATATGAAGTTTAGCAATATGCGGATGCTTGCCGTACGGCGGGGGGTCTTTCGGGAGAACGAGAGCATTTATCCGGGCAAGATGTTTCAGGTGGACAATCCGAGAGAAGACATACAGCCGATCCAGCTCGGAGAGGTTTACCCCTCCTCGTTGCAAGCAGAGCAGCAGACAATGAGTTATGCGCGGGAGGCAAGTGGTATGGCCTCCATCATGAGTGGCTTTGCCGATCAGACGCTCGGGACGAGAGATACGTTTCGGGGACAGGCGATGCGGATGCAGAAGGGTCTCGGTCTGTTCAGCACGATTGCGCAGGGGCTGAATGAATGCTTTAGTGAGATCGGGATGATGATATTCTTTCAGCTGGTGGAGAACCGGGAACGTGTGATTGCGAACGAGCGGAAGGCCATGAGGCTCAACGAAGAGGAGCTTGTGATCCTTGAGAATGCGCTAAATATACGGTTTGCCGATATTCCGCAGAAGTTGGCCTTTCATATAAGGACGAGTGATGTGGATGAGACCTATGAGGCAAAGAGACAGAATATGCTTAGCCTTACCCAGCTCTTCAGCCAGTATGCACAACAGGTCACTCCGCTTGCCCTTCAGCTCTTTGGGCCTGAGGGACAGCAGATGAAGCAGATGGCCCCCGAGGCATGGAACCATATGCTCAGTATATACACCGGCAGTACGAAGCTGATGAGCGAGGTATTCAAGTTCTTTGGAGAGGAGGACCCGAAACGGTATCTGCCGGACACAAGAAAATATGAGATGATACAGGAGCTAATGCGGGAGATGACCGGTCGTATGGTCGATCAGTACGAGGAGCGCAGAAGCAGGGCACGGATGGACTATAGTCCGGCTGGTCCCGAAGGAGAGGAAGGAGAAGAGAATGCATAGAGATGAGATGTTCGAGTATCAGGACGATGCGGCAAATCCTTCTATGAGTGAGGAAGAAAGTGCTCACTTGAAGGAAGAGAATGCGCGGGTGCGGGAGGAGGTAAGTGCGGTCCTTGAGATGCCCGGCTACACCTATTTGCACAGAATGTTTGTGGACGGGATTACGAGCGCCGATGAGCAGCTTAGGGCCTTGAGCACAAGTGATTCGACGCTCAGATATTGGCAGGGCTATATAAATGCGCTCATGAGTGTGCAAAAAAGATTTGTGTCGCTTGCAAAAGCAGAGGAGGAAAGAAATGTTTGACAGACATAATGTTTTTGAGGTATTGATGGCAGATGGAGCCGAAGGCGGTGGAGGCCCCTCCCTCAGTGGCTTCGATGATGATGACCCGGATGTGACTGAGATTATAACGCTTGGGCCCGGCGAGGAGCCTCCCGCAGATGAGGATGAGGCCGATGAGGTTGATGAGGATAAGGTTACCCTCAGCAAGGAAGAGTACGAGCAGCTTAGGAGCGGGAAGGACAGCACGGGTATTCTCGCTGAAGGGCTGAAGGAGCTGAAGGATGTGCTCGGGCAGCAGAATGCTCCGGCAAATCTGAAGCAGCAGCCCGGAGAAAGCGATGAGGACTTTGAGAAGAGGCTTGAGAGCGACCTTTTTGCCGAAGGCAAGAGCGGAAAGACGCTCAGAGAGGCGATTGAGAGGTACAGTGGGAGGCAGCATCAGCAGCTGATGAGCGTTATTAGTCAGCAGAACAGGCGGCTTCTTGAGCTTGACGGCAGTAAGGGTCCTATATTCAAACGCTTTCAGGGTGAGATTGAGGGCTTTGTCAATCAGTTGCCGCCCGAGCAGCAGAATCATCCGCAGGTGTGGGACTACGCCTTTGAGCAGGTAAAGAAAAGGCATGAGAGCGAGCTTCAAGAGGAGACGGTCAACGAGAAGGTTGAGAGGCTTGTTGCAGAGCGCCTGAAAGCCTACGGTGTTGAGGAAGGCGGGGAGGAGTCGACGCAGAGGCCGAAGAGAAAAGCCTCGTACATGGAAAGCGGGAAGGGCTCTGCGAACAAGAGCAGCGGACAGAAAAAGCGGAAGGTCGTGTATGCGACCGCAGAGGACAGAGAGATGGCACAGCGGCGTATGATACCGCTTGAAGAGTATCTGAAGAGAAAAGGAAAACTGTAGGAGGTAAGAGATGAGTGATGAGACGGTTGCGAATGTGGCTGAAAACGAAGAGAAATCGGATAGTGGTGCAAAAGCGAAGAGCAAAAATGTTAAGAAAGCGGTTAAGAAACCAAAGAAGATGGTTCCTCGCATAGACACCGAGCCCAGTGAGATTTTAGAATGGGTAAGAAGCGGGGGAGATGTTCAGTTTGACGCTGATGATCTTCCGACCCTCAGTGAGGAGGAACTTGGAGAGCTGCCCTATGCGGCAGTAAAAGAGTATAAGGCGGCACGGAAGAAGAAGGAAGAGGCCGCCTTGAGCAGCATAAGCGATATTGAGACGCTTAGCGGCAACGCAAAGACGAAGCTGAAGCTTCGAGAGAGAAGGGGGTATCACCAGACGTGGAAAAGGCCGGATGAGTTTACCGACGCGAAGGAGCGCGGGTACGTGGAGATACGGGAGAAGAAGAAAGAGGACGAGAAGCCCGGCTATGAGACCGGAGAGGTGATAAAGATATATAAGGGACAAGGCGATATAGAGCTTATTGCGATGGAAGTTAGTCAAGAACGGTATGATAATCATGTGAGGCTAATGACAAAAAAGAGCCGGGAGGCTTACAGAGGCAATAAGGAAGGCTTTGCCACAAGTGTTGAGCAGTATAATAGGGGAGTGCCGAAGGAGGCACGAGCGAGAATATTTGATGAGGAAGGAGATGTAAACTGAGGTCGTTGACCGGAGCAGTTTGCACTCCCATAAAAGAAGGAGGAGTACATGGATACTTTTGATCCTTTTTCGTTGCGCTACTACAGTCGCGACGGGGGGTCTGCCGCTGCTCCGGTTCGAAGGGTGCCTATTGATGCAGGTACGGATGACATTGAGATAGGCGATCCCGTACAGATCGAAGATGGGGCTGCGATGGAGTACAACGCCGGAGACGGCGTGTTCGGCGTAGCACTCAACGCTTTTGACAGCGATGACTACGATGCGAACAGTACGAAGGACAAGCCCGACGCGAACTTCGCTCTCGTCTATCCTGCCCTCGATGAGGCAAATGTCTATCGAGTTCAGGCAAAGAAGCTTGAGAGTGAGGAGGCGGTAGCGGTTACGGCTGCGGTACTCGGGAATACGTACGATCTTGCAGGAAGTGCAGGAGCGATGTATCTCGATGTGAGCAGCGCTGGAAATGACTTTCACGTCATTGACATCGACAGGTCGGTAAGCGAATGGGGGGACCTTTATCCGGTTCTTCTCGTGAAGATTATCAACCCGCAGGACGTTGACCCAACGGTCTAAGGAGGTAGGATAGTATGCCTATGACAACTGGTGGGTTTGCAAATCTGCTTACCCCTGAGTTTGACAAGATCGTCTTTGATGAGTACGAGCGTCAGCCCGAAGAGTATTCGCGCGTAGCGAATATTAGCACTTCGGATCAGCACTTCATAAAGGAAGGCGATATGATTGGGCTCGGTGCCCTTAGGGAAATGCACGAGAATGAGGCAATTCCTTTTGAGCGCTTCGAGCAGAACAACGACAAAACGATCTACTTCACTAATTTTGGTCTTGGTGTGCAGGTCTCTCGGAACATGTACGAGGACGATCTTACCGGCCATATGCGAAAGCCTATGAGCGAGCTTGGTAAGAGCGCTGCCTATACGAGGGAGCTGAAGTTCTGGGACCTCTTGAACAGTGGAGAGGATGCGGCGGCAAGGGTTGGTCTTGACGGAGAGCCCCTGTTCGACAACGCGCACCCACTCGGAGGCGATGCCGACACGCTCGACAACCTTATTAGTGGGTCGCTCAGTAAGACTACGCTTGAGAGCGCGATTGAGTCTATCTATGGGCTGAAGAACGAGCGTGGTATTCCTATCGTGTACAAGCCATCTCTGTTGGTAATTCCCTATCAGCAGAAGTGGATTGCGCGAGAGCTTATCGAGAGCGAGCTTGACCCCGAAAGCGCGAACAATGCCGTGAACGCGCTTCGTGGAGAGGGTCTGCGGTTTATGGTCAGTCATTACCTTACCGACAGCAATGCCTGTTATCTGCTGGCCTCTGAGCACGATCTTCGCTTTATCGTAAGGCGTGAGATGCAGTTCAAGGGTACCGACGATTACAACACCGATGCAGCGCTGTTTAAGGTCACGGGCCGATTCCAGACCACCTTCTTCGACTGGAGAGGCGTTGTCAAGATTACCGGAAGCTGAGGAGGTGTGCGATGGTTTTTAACAATCCTGAAGCCCTTTCTTACTTTCCGAATGGCGTAGCTCAGGTCACTACGTTTCTTGCCGGAGGCGCTGCGGGGGATCATACCCTCGATAACATAGAGACTACTGATATGCTCCTTGCCGTTCAGGCTATCGAGTTTGACACCGATGGAGACATCAGCTCTGTAACAGGCCTCCTGAGCGAGTTTACGATAAGTGAGGATGGAGTCATCAATAACGATGGCGGGACCGACACAAGCGACATGCTGCTTGCAGTAACGGTTGCCGCCGGTCGCAAGCGATACTCCATGAGCTAAGGAAAATAGCATGTACGTAGGAGGGGCCGCCTTGCAATACAGGTAGGCCCCTCTTTTCTTTGGAGGCGAGTATGGCAACAGGAGACAGAACAGTAGAGTATGTGACTCGTCGGGTTCAGCTTGCAGACGGTACGTATGAGGACCGGCTTGTGCCCCAATACAGCGACGGGATGGTCCCCGGCCTTGTGGGCGAGAGAAGCTACCGGTGCGTTATCTGTGGACAGTCGTTTAAGGCTCATGATGTGCAAATGTTTCGGGGAAAGCCGTACGGAGTTCCGTGCGGATGCTACAAGGATATACGGAGCATCCTGAAGAAGGAGAGGGCAGAGCTTATAAGGAGTAAGAAAGATGGCCGCAGTGAGTGAGAATGTTCGTGTGCTGCATATGGCAAATGGGACCGACACGGCTGAAGGCAAGTTTATTATACAGGCTATTCATTGTTATGGGGGAGCCGGAAGCCTGACTGACAGTGATGACAATCCTATAGCCGCCTTCGATGGAGAGGGCACGCTTGTCTTTTGGAGAAAGGCTTTTGTCGACGGGCTAAAGAGAACCGGTGCCGGTCAGGGCGTACTATACGTGTACTTAGATGCATCTTATTGAGGAGGATAGAAGATGGCGGTAAGCAGAGAAGTAAGAGTGATACAGATGACCGCAAACGCTGATAGCATTGACGGGAAGTTTACGATAGAGGCAATACATGCAACAGGGGCGGTGGCCGACATCACCGACGGGGACGACAATCCGATAGCCGCTTTCAGCGCGGAAGGCAATATTGTCTTTCCTACGAAGTTTCATGTAAACGGGTTCAAGCGCGGGGCAGGGGCCGGAGTCCTCTATATTTATCTTGACGCTTCGTGCTGATGACGATCCTTACGGTTCAGTTCGACAGGGACAACTACGGGGCCTACAAGAAGCTTCTTGGTGCCTTTGAAGCATCGGTCGAGCGCAATATGCCGAGCGCGAAGTTTGAGAAGGTTATGATTGACGGTCCTGAGTGGTACAAGGGCTGCAAGTGGAGCTTGAAGGCGAACACAAAAAAGCTTCAGGTCTGGTATGAGTACGCGAAGGGCTGCGATGACAACCTTATTCTTGCCGACTGCGACATGTTGATGCTGCGGGATGGCTCTCACGCCTTCGACGAGGACTTTGATATTGCCTACACTGTGCGGACTGTGCCGAGTCGTATACCGATAAATGGAGGAATTGTGATGGTACGGCCCACTGAGGCCGGGAGGGACTTCATAAGAAGGTGGCGCGATGTAAATGATCGGATGTTTGCCGACAAGGAGTTTCACAGGGTGTGGAAGAAGAAGTATCCGGGAATGAATCAGAGCGCCTTCGGTTACCTCATTGAGACCGGGGAGCACAATGCGAAGCTTCATGTCTACAGGACACGGGAGTGGAACGCAGTCGAGTGTGATTGGTCAAAGATAACCGAGGATACCGTATTCGTGCACTACAAGGGAAAGATGCGGGGAATGGTTCTCGGAAGGAGGCCTCCCGTTGGTCCATACGTAGATGCGATGAGCCTGTGGTACGAGTATGCAGGAGAAGATGTGGCGCTTCCTCTTATGGCGAAAAGAAAGGCAAAA